TGGACACTAATAAAATTTATAAAATGAAGATTGAATCATTTGAAAAAATGTTTTAATTAACGGAATTTTTGTATATTGCAACAGCGAACATGACAATATGAAAAGACATTTAAAACATACAGGGGGTTTCTATCCGTTTCTCGGAAAGGTCATGTTCGCGCTAAATCTTAGCCCCCTGTTATTAAAATTTTGCGAACATGGCTAAAGAAACAAGAAAGGCATTAAGTATTTGGAATAATATTGAAAAAATATTTGGCGAGCAACTTACATTTTATTATGAAGGCAACAAAATGGTATCATTAGATGGTATAGATTCGGATGACGATGCAATATTATTTATACAAAGACTAAGGAGAGATTTAGAAATTTATCAAGATAGGCTTGAAGAATTTTATGGTGCAAAGAAATATAAAAAAATAGGCAATGGTATTTCATTAAAAATGTCACATATATATTTAATGTATAATACAAGAAATGGATATTATAAGATTGGTCATTCAACTAACCCTATATACCGTGAAAGAACTATTCAATCAGAAGAGCCAGAAGTAGAAATAATTTTTATTAGCCCTCTTTGCGCTCAGGGAATTGAAAGAAGATTGCATTTAATGTATTCTGATAAGAGAATAAGAGGGGAGTGGTTTTCTTTATTATCAGAAGATGTTGATACTATAAAAACATTTGATTATGGCTCTTAGAGATCAACCATATTTGCCTTTATACATTCAGGATATAATGACTGATGAAAAGCTAAATGAATGCTCTGCTTCAACTCATGGAATTTATATAAAGGGTATAATGTGTTTAATGCATAAATCAGAACATTATGGGAAAATTTTGCTTAAGCAAAAACACAAGCAAAACTCAAGCAAAGAAAAAAACTTTGCTTTACTACTTGCTAAACATTTGCCTTACTCGGAGCGTGAAATAGAGGTAGCACTTACCGAATTAATTACAGAGGGAGTATGTCATTACGACGGTGACTTTTTGGTGCAAAAACGCATGGTAAAGGATAATGAACTAAGTGAAAAGCGTGCTTTGGCTGGTAAAACTGGAGGTAAAAACACTCAAAAAAACATACCTAAAACAGATAATTTTGCTAAAGCAAAAGTTGAAGCAAACTCTGAATATGAAAATGAATATGTAATTGATAATGAAAAAGAAAATATAATAAAGGAATCTTCTTTAAAAATTTTGACTGATTTTAATTTTACAGAAACAAAAAACTTTAATAAGCTAAGGCAGATTTCTGATTTTGTTCGTAAATTAATTTCAGAAAACAGATTTGATTATTTTATTGAGCAATATCCGGCATACTGGAAATACAAAGAATTGTCATTAGCAGAAAAGCAATCGATAGGTACTTTTTTGGATGGCGGATGGGATAGAGAAGTTTGGACTGAAAAACTTAAAGAATTAAAATCAAAAGCCAAACCAGATAAAATGACTGAAACAGTAAAAGCATTTGCACAAGTTGAAAACCCATTCCGAAAATGAGCGATTTAATAATTTACGATTCAAAAAATTTGCCTGCTGAAATATCAGAGGTACTGAGCGCACTATCAAGCCAATTTGTTAAGGATATGCCGGATGATGAATTATTTGATTACTTACTTCCGGTAATTACAAAGTGCTTTACTGATTCAGGGCATAATAAGCCCGAAAATATTCAGTACTTCATTACCGAGGTTTTAAATGATGTAAGGCAGGCTTGTAAATGGCAGGCATTACGAAAAGATGAATTGTCAATCGCTTTTTACAAAGGGATAAGAAAAGAGTATGGTGATTATGTCGGGATCCCGGTTGTCAGGTTTGCAGAATTTATCAGAGGATATATGAACTCGGTAAACAGATCGCAGGCACTAGCTGAAAAAAACAAGACGATTGATATTATTTCTGAGCCAACCGAACAGGAAAAATTTAATTTGGCAAAGGATAACGCTTTAAGAGCCTATGAGGACTTAAAATATGGTCGGGATATAAACTTATACGGCTCGATAGTTTACGACTTCCTTAACGGCTTAAAATTGATTGAAATGTCTGGAAAGGATAAATGGCAATTGATTGATGAAGCCATGAATCAGATATTACGAGAAAAGGAAGTGCGGTGTGCTTTGGTAATGGATAAGATCAAAGTAGCTGATTTGAACAAAGAAATTACCGATATACGAGAAGGAATTATAACTCCATTGGTTGTAAAAAGAGCAAAGTGCTTGACCTTAACGGCATGGATGCAAGGGTTAATATTTGATGAAGTTGATTTATGTAAACTTATTGAAGATGCACACCTACCAAACCAATAGCGGTGAAGTTACCGTAATGACTTGGAATGAATATTTAGAAAGAAAAAATATGAGAAAAGTAATTTACAAATGCGATTTGTGCCGTGAAGAAAAACCTCACACCGCACTAAGAACTATTTATCACACAACAACGAGAGATGGCGGTAAATATATCTTAAAGTCAGTAGACGTAAACGATCCACTGGATAAGCAAATTTGTGTCGACTGTGTTCAGATGATTAAAGATATATGAGAATAGACTACAAACCATTAACCGCCAATAGAATGTGGAAAGGCAGACGATTCAAGTCTGACCATTACAAACAGTTTGAGCGCGATATGCTTTTTTTGCTTCCTAAAATAACTATGCCGGCAAAGCCTTTTTCGGTTGTTATTACCTTTGGTATGTCAAATATTGCAAGCGACCTTGACAATCCTGCAAAAAGTACGATTGATCTTTTACAAAAGAAATACGGGTTCAATGATCGGGATATTATGGAGCTTCATTTATTTAAGAAAAAAACCGAAAAAGGCAAAGAGTTTATAAATTTCACTATTGAACATTGTATTATTTAAGAAATTACACGAATGGAAATGAAGCCTAAATTCCCATATAAATGGACTTTAAAAGATGCTATATTCACTAAAGATAAAGGCAAAGTATTTTCTTGCTTTGCCTGCGGTGGTGGTTCGACAATGGGGTATAAATTAGCCGGATTTGATGTTTTAGGTTGTAATGAAATTGATCCTAAAATGATGGCTTGCTATGTTGAAAATCACAAACCAAAATATTCATACTTAGAACCCATTCAGACATTTAAGTTACGTAAAGACTTGCCAGAAGAATTATATAACTTGGATATTTTAGACGGGTCACCTCCATGTAGTAGCTTTTCAATGGCCGGTAATCGTGAAAAAGATTGGGGGAAAGATAAGGTTTTTCGTGAGGGACAAGCAATGCAAGTTCTTGATACATTATTCTTTGACTTCATAGATTTAGCAAAAGAATTGCAACCAAAAGTTGTAATAGCTGAAAATGTTAAAGGTTTGTTGCTTGGCGAAGCAAAATCTTATGTTATTCAGATTTATAAAGACTTTGAAAAGGCCGGGTACTTAGTTCAACACTTTTTGTTAGATGCCTCAAAGATGGGTGTACCACAAAGGCGCGAGAGAGTTTTCTTTATCGCTTTACGAAAGGATTTAGTAGATCAATTTATGCAGCAAGTAGATATGTTTACTTATTTGCCAGTAATAAATATGAAGTTCAAAGAAGTTCCAATACCCTTTTGCATGTTCAGAGAGGAAGTTGAAACAGGGGATGGTAAAATATATCCTTCAATAAAAAAAATGTGGGATAGACATGCTATAGGAGAGGCTTTTGTTAGGGATTCAGGGCATAAAGCTATATCTCACTATAAGGTTGATCCAGGGAAAGTTTTAAATACAATAATAGGTGCTGAAAGTGCTGGCGCCTATGATTACAAATATTGTCGTCAGTTAACAAAATCAGAAAACTGTTGCGGGGGCACATTCCCTCAGGACTATAATTTTAAGGGTGAACATTCAAAATATATAGTTGGCATGTCAGTCCCTCCCGTTATGACCGCACAAATAGCATCAAGAATTTACGATCAATGGTTATCTAAACTTTATAATCATGGAAACAACCCACCAACGCGCTCTGAGTAAGTTCGGAGAATCTAAACAAGAAGGTAAACTAATCGCAGAATTGGCTGAATTGATGCAGGCTATTCTAAAGCGATGGAATGGAAGAGAACACAATATTTCTGAAGAGATTGCCGATGTTCAGATAGTTCTTAACCAAATCAAGTTATTACACCCAGATTGGATAAGCTGGGAGCAGGTTAAATTAAAAAGATTGGAGGAAAGGTTATGAGCTATAAAGACATTTCTAAGCAAAAGCAATTTGATGCCGAGTTTGGGTACTTAATGAGCCCGATATATGCATCTCAACAAAAAACGGCTCATTCATTAATTCAAGAGTATGGCAAAGAAAAATGCATTATAAGGTGCTATGTTATGATAGATGGTTATATTGATAATATTAATAAATTGAAATATTATGATTCAGAACAAATTACTGCATGGGAAAATTCAATTAAATTCTGGCAAGAAGTAAGAATGATTTGTAAGATTATTATTAGCAATTCAGGATCTTAAAACAAAAATTTGCAATTCATCGGAATAATTGGGTAACTTAGCAATATGACAGACGAAGAAAAATTTGAGCAGGTATGCATAAAGATTGAATCTGGGATGTCTTTAAGAACGATATTCTCAGGGGTTAATCCACCAATGAGTAATACTCTGTTTTATCGATTGATTAAAGAAAACGCCAATCTTAACGAACGTTACGCGCGCGCGAAAGAAATCTATGCTTCTGATATATTCGATGAAATAATTGAAATAGCAGACGAGGCCAATGCCGATCTTGAAGTCAATGAAAAAGGCCAGTTATACATCAGTGGTGAAGCAGTTCAAAGAAGCCGATTGAAGATTGATGCAAGAAAATGGATTCTTTCAAAATTGGAGCCTAAGAAATATGGGGATAAAATTGATATAGATCATACAACTAACGGCCAAAATATAAACTTTGATTACAGTAGATTATCGGACGCAGCTCTTGAAGAGCTTGCCGCAACTAAGCCCGACACAAGCGAAGGCTGAACTATTCCGGCGTAGGTTTTACCGTTTCTTTCTTGAGTTTTGGGAAACAATAGAATCGGTAGAACTTATCCCCAACTGGCATATTGAATATATTTGTGATCAGCTTCAAGAATCTTACGAAATATGGGAACGTGGAGAATCTCAGCCTGATATATTAATAAACGTTCCTCCTGGTTCATCAAAATCTACAATAGTAACTCAAGTTTTCCCGGCATGGCTTTGGGTTCGCAATGCTTCAATACGTACAATATCATCATCTTATGCCTCAGACCTTGCAACCGCCCATGCAGTAAAGACACGAGATATTCTGAGGTCTGATAAATTCAATCTTTATTATCCCGGTCTAATTAAGTTTAAATCTGATAGTGACGGTAAAACCCATTACAAAAATACCGCTATGGGCGAACGGTTCGTAACTTCAACAGGCGGAAGGGTTACGGGAATGCACGGAGATTTTATATTAATTGATGACCCAATAAGTCCTGAATCAGCCGCATCAGAAGCCGATCTAAAGACAGCCAATAGATTTGTAAGCAGGACACTATCATCCCGTAAAACTAATAAAAAGCGTACTGTTACGATTATGGTAATGCAGAGGCTTTCTGAAAATGATCCAGCCGGGGAATGGCTTAGGATTAAAAAGAATTTAAGACATATTTGTTTGCCAGGCAAGTTATCAGACAATGTAAGACCGATAGAATTAAAAGAGCGATACATAAACGGTCTTATGGATGCTAATAGATTAGATGAAGAGGCATTAGCTAAAATGGCTGAGGACTTAGGGTCTTATGGTTTTGCTGGTCAGGTTCAACAGGAAACAGCACCGGAGGGCGGAGGAATTTGGAAGCAATGGTTTATACCCGTTCCTGATAGGGAATTCCCGAATGAATATGAAATGTCAGGTTATGGCACTGATTGGGACACGGCTTATACTGAAAAAGAAACAAACGCTTCGTCAGCTTATGTAGTTTCAGGAAAGCTTGACAATAAAATGTATATTGACAGGATAGGGTGGTTTAATGAAGAGTTCCCGGGTCTTATTAAAGAAATGAAATTATTGCCAGATCCTCATTATGTTGAGGCTAAGGCATCTGGTAAATCGGCAAAGCAGGTATTAGTAAGCATGGGAATTCCTGCTATTGAAGTACAGGTAAATGCAGATAAGTTAGCAAGGGCACGAGATGCAACACCAAAAGCAGAGGCTGGTATGATTTATATTCGACATTCTTTAGTTGACAAAATATATAATGATTCAGAACAGGGCTTACTTAAATTCCCTAATGGTAAAAAGCAGGATTTAGCAGATACCGTTGCTCAGGCAATACAAAGACATTTTGGTAAAGTCAAAAAAGATTTAGATATATTTGTTGGATAAATTATATATTTGATACCATGACTATAAAAGCCACTATCCAGAAATATGCCCTTAAGGCTTTAGGCTTGGCATCTAAGATTGATAAAGGGTTATTCTTTGGCGCATTTGGTGGCTTTTTTTCGTGGCTAGGATGGAAAGGAATCACCTATTATAATAATAAAATAGTCTATGCTGGGCTCAATATGCTGGTAAAAAAGCTAACTGAGCCAGAAATATTGATTAATCGTGTACGTCCAAATAAGCAATCCAAAATATCAAAATATTATTCAAAGTCAATATCTAATGAACTTAGGGCATTTGTAAAGGCACAAGCATTTGATGAGCTAGATTCTCATGAACTGATTGATCTTTTAGAAAAACCAAACGAATACCAAACAGGTATTGAAATGCGTGAACAGTTCTGGTTTAACTATCAATATGGGGATGGATTCATTATTGCTTTAAATGACGACCCTAACTCTCCCGGGGCTGAATCAAGACGTTTTAAGCCAACTATGTTTTTGGCTATCAATCGCAATAGAGTTGACGTCATTAGAAGTGAAGAAAAATTCAGGCCAATAGCCTATTATCGAATTACTCTGTTTAACGGGGAGCAAATAGTGCTATACCCAGATCAGGTATTTCACTTACAGAAATGGAATCCCGAATCTAATTTATGGGGAGCCGGGTTTACTTATGCGGCATCCGCTACGATTGAGGAGAATTATCAGAATACTATTGCAAGGGGAGCCGCTTACCGTAATGGCGGTCGTGGTACTTTGTTTAGTTCTGACATTGGAGGTAGCAAAGATGATGAAAAGTTCGTTAAAATGACATCAGATCAAATGTCAAAACTCAAAACAACCGTTGAGCAAGACATGGCAGGAGCAGAAAACAATCGTAGAATGTTTTTTACGAATGGATTTGTATCTGTTCAGAATTACGGTGATACATTGGCAGAAATGGAAATGATTGATGCTGATAAGTCAAACTGGAAAGATATTTATGCAACATTAGGTATTCCGGTATCATTAACTCCAACAGGAGACGGACTGACAGATACCAATCAGGATGCTGGGTATAAAGCACTTGTTACCAATACTATTATCCCTGATTTGCGTAAATTTGATTTGAAGTTCAAATTATTCATTTCAAAATGGTTCCCGGATATTATTCCATGCCATGATTTAACAGCATTTAGTGAATTAATGCCTGATTTAAAGTTAATGTCTGAAATATTTGGCAAGCCTAAATTAACCGTAGATGAGAACAGGGCTTTATTCGCTTATGATAATTTACCAGATAAATTACAGGGTCAGACAATTTTGGTAGAAGGCAATCAAAAAACTATTGAACAGATTATTGATGGAAACTTTGAAGAACCAACACCAGAAACAAAACAATACGATTACCGTTGAGGAATTAGCGGCTCAAAGGTATCCCATAAGACCAAAAGAGTGCCCGCTAAATGTCAGGAGAATTAAAGCAAAGCGGTTAGAATATATCGAACGACTTAAAAATGACAAATGAAGAATATTCAAATATCTATGCTAAACAGCATGCACGATATGAACGCAGGGCATACCCGATATTCTTACGGGCGTTGCATGAGCAAATACAACCAACTTTAAAATGGATTGCTGATAATCAAGATGTGAACCCGCCTTTAGACGCTTTGGTTATTCCTGCTATTTGGCGTAACCCAATGGTAGAGGTTTATGAAATGATAGGAACTTTGGCGGCACGTAGGGAATATTTTTTTATGAGGGCAACCGATAAGGGCGCATTGGATTTTCTGATTGAAGCGTGGAGACAAATATTTTATATGTATTCGATTAACTACGCTTATCGGATTGAAAATGAACTATCAGAAACAACCAAAGAAGAGATCCGAAGAGCATTACAATATTCTTATGAGAACAATCTAAATGCAGATCAGACTGCAAGCTATATCCGTAAAAAGGTTTACAATGAGATAAGCAGGTCAAGGGCTGTAATGATTGCCAGAACTGAGACTACGACAGCTGCATCATTGGGTAAAGAAACAGGAGCTAAATCATGGCTTAAGGAACAAGATCAAAAAGGATTTAAGCAATGGATAGGCCGTGAAGATTCAAGGGAGCGTGGCCGTGAAACAGATACAATGCATTGGCATTTGAATGACCAGATAATCCCAATTGACGAAAAATTCACGTTTACCGATGCTGACGGAGTTACTTCATACGGGATGATGCCTGGAGATGTAAATTTACCAGCTAATCAGAGAATTCAGTGCCGATGTACGCTCATATATTTAAGTCAAAGAAGATATGAGAGGATTATGGCTGAAAGGAATGGCGATTAAATTCACTGTCTAACATATCAAATATTGATTCTTTTTTAAGATTCTTCAATAATCCAAATGAAATACAAGTAAATTTGTTGCCTTTTTTTACATATATAGACGGGAATCTATACGGATCAGTCTGTATAATTTTAAAACTATAATCTCCTGAAAAGTATTCATCAAATGAACAACTATCTTTTGTAAGTCCTAATTTATTGACTACATTTTCTATTTCTTTAGTTTGATCCATAATTTAATTATATTTGCTCTTAACTAATCCATGTGTCCAAACCCATCCTTTTATTGGAGCATAGCCTATTGGCGGATTTGAAAAATAAGTTCCTTTAGTATTAACCGGCAAATCACAATTATCAATAGCCTGCTTAATCCTACGGATTCCGTTTGCCCGGTGCGTTATTTGGAAGTCTTTCATGGTTCATTAACTTTATTTATGCTTATTAAAGTAATATAGCATTCAGTTTCAATACCTAACACAGTAACATTTACAGTTGTTTTATTTAAAAACGATTGCAATATTTTAACACGTTCAATATCAGTTATAGCAATAAGCTGTATTTTTATTTCATCGCCATAAATGCATGGTCGTAATATCATGTATTCTTTCATAATTCAGCAAAATCCATACTTAAAAAATCTTCCATAACCCTAATATACCTATATCCCCAAATATACCAAAATAAAATTAACACTACTTTTTTCTATTTAATTTTACGGTATGCCAAAAATGACTAAGGAGCAGGAATTAGAAGCGATTAAATCAAAGGTGAAAAACCATGAGATTAAGAAGTCTATTGAGGAGAAGTTAAAGTACGTAAATAAGCCGATTCAGAAATGATAAAATTACCGGATTTGCCAAAAGCAGAGTTAATAAAGTATCTGGTTAAGAATAAGCTGGAACTTATCGACTTAAAAAAGTCTGCTATTAAGCAATTCGTTGATAGCCCGTGTATGTTGACTGAGGCATCTGGCTTAATATCTAAAGCATCCGCAAGCAATCAAGATACCGATGATGTTATTTACAGAACAGTTGTAGGGAATTCATACAATTGGATGGATAGCCATGATGATGTTCACCTGAATAATGTTTTCGCTCAGTCATTAAAGGATCGTAACGGTAGGATTTATCATAGGCACGATCATGTGAACCAACTTACAGCAAAGGTTGGAACATTTTCAAGAGTATATGAGCAGGTTTTAAATTGGACTGATCTGGGCGTAAATAAAGCAGGACAGACGATGTCATTGCTTGGGGATAGTGCAATAAAGAAATCATATAACGGTTTAATATTTGAATCATATCGTGACGGAGAGATAGATCAGCATAGCGTGGGGATGCAATACTCAAAAATATACTTAGCTATCAATGATAAATCGGAGAAAGAGGAATTTGATAACTGGAATAAGTATTTTCCATTAATAGGGAATCAGCAAAAAGCCTTAGACAAAGGCTTCTTTTGGGCTGTAAAGGAAGCAAAGTTAATTGAGATTAGTTGTGTTACCGAAGGCTCAAATGAATTGACAGGAATGTACAACCCGCCTAATGGCAGTGTAAAAAATATAGACCCGCAGTTTAGCAGTCAATCAATTAAGGAATTAATCACAAACGCATTTAAAAACTAAACCAAAAATGGAATTAGAAGAAATTAAAAAAGCAATCGATGACGCTGCTGATGGCTTAAAAAAAGGCACCGAAGATGCCAAAGTAAAGGCAGAAAAAGCCCTCGAAGAAATCCAATCTTTCATCACTAAGTTGGATGAAAAAGCAAGTGCAACAGATCTTACAGAACTGAAAGCAGCATTTGAAAAAGAAAAAGAAGAGGCCAATAAAGAATTTGATGCTTTGTCTGCAAAGGTTAAAGCATTTGAACAAAATCCCGGAAATATTACAGATGGCTCAGTAGTTAAGATGTTCAAAGAACGTATTGAGAAGAAATTCTATGATGGTTCTAAGAACTATGAAAAGACAGAAGTTAAGGGTATTGACTTCGTAAAGGAATTTGTTCGAAAAGACCCGGCATTGATGACGACTGCCAACGTTAAGCCAAACGTGGCTGGCGGGTTCTCTCCTTTATTCGGAAACTACATTGATACAGAGATTGGACATACTCCCCTTCCTGAAAACATTATGTTGCAATTGGTTACAGTAAAGAATGAGCCTGGAACTGAATCTATCTGGTATACTGACCGTGTAAACGAGGAAGGCGATGCAGAATTCATAGGTGAAGGTGACTTGAAGCCTTTGGCTGATGCAGAATGGCAGACATTGAAATCTCCTATAAAAGAGGTTGCGTTGCGATGGAAATTTACCCGTAGACTTCAATACCATGCCCCGGCTGTTATTGACGATTTTCAGGTTCACGCACGCCAATTAGTAGATCAGGTAATTGATACCGAAATTCTGGAAGGGGATGGCATTGGCGATAATATGCAGGGTATTCAGGATGCAGCCGCAGCCTTTACCGTTCCAACTCAATTGGCTGAATTCTACTTCATGCCGAATATATGGGATGCTATTATGGCGATGGCAACAGCTATCCGTATTGCGAATTTCAGGGGTCAATTAACTGCTGTTCTGAATACTGTTTGGGAAGCTAAAATGGCAGGTTACAAAACTACCTACGGTGAGTATGTTATCCCGCCATTCGTTACTCCTGACGGTCGCAGGGTTGGATCGGTAAACATTGTATTCTCAAACAAAATTGATGATGATTCAATCCTTATCGGGGAATTGAAACGCTTCAATGTTGTATTTGCAGAGAACGTGATGTATGAGGAAGGATATGAGAACGATGATTTCTCTCGTAACCTTGTATCTCGTAAGCTTGAGGCTTTCTTAGGAACTTACATCAAGAGTACGGCTGCCGGGTCTATCCTGTTCGATTCAATCAGTTCAGTACTGACTGATATTGGTCAACCAATCGTAACCTAATTTAAAGTATATATGGCAAAAACAAATTCAAATTACACGGGCGAATTTTCAGCTAAAGAAATGCTGAAAAACGCTGTAGGAACCAAGATGAGGTATAGAGACCGATTGAAAGTCGAAATACTTCAAGATACGCAATTTTACAAGGCAGGGCAAATTATAAACTCTTCCAAAGTAAAAGGGCTTGCATTAATCGATCAGGGATTAGCCCTAAAAGTTAAGACAGACGATTAATTTAAGTTAGTGTTAGGGGAGCCTCTCAGGAATGAGGGGCTTTTTTATTTTAATTTGGAATTATGGTAAAATGTGGTAACTTAGTATTATTATGAAAAAAATAAGCACACTATTTAAAAAGAATCCTGAAAACTTAGGCAGGGTAATTAATGAAATTAATCCCGAAAATCAATGGGTGTTTGATGAAGGCGTAATAGCTACCAGAAAGTACGATGGGACGGCTTGCGCTATTATCGCAGGCGAAATTTACAAGCGATATGATGTAAAAAAAGGAAAGAACGTTCCCGTAAATTCAATCCCATGTCAGGAACCCGATAAAACTACAGGTCATTGGCCTCATTGGGTTATATGTGATAGAAATGATCCTGCTGATAAATGGCATTTTTCAGCCTTTGATTATGCGCCAAAACTTGAAGATGGTACTTATGAACTTTGTGGCCCAAAAATACAAGGGAATCCAGAAAAACTAACAGACCATTATTTAGTAAAGCATGGTTCAAAAGAATTGATTGGATTAATTTATCCTTTGGATTTTGATAATTTAAGACAATATCTTGAAACAGTAGATATTGAAGGAATTGTTTTTCATCATCCAGACGGTAGAATGTGTAAGATTAGAAAATCAGACTTTGGTATTAAACGATAAAACCATGAAACGCATAACAGTAATAATGCCCGATGAAGTCTATGATAAGGTCATAACTTTGGCAAAGAAAGAGAAACGAAAGAAATCACCAATGGCGACGATGTTGATTGAGGATGGGTTGAAGGTTCAAGAAAAAGATGATTACGAACGAATGATGGAGGCAAAATGAAAACAATAGAGTTTAATAAAAAAGACTACCCATCATTTCAAGCAGATGGATTTGCCGCTCAGTTCGCTTTCCCATTTGCAAAATTGCTCTGCAAGGGCGAAGGGGTAGACATTGGGTATTCAAAACCAGAATGGAAATTACCAGATGCAATTGGCGTTGATTTGGATAAATTCTGTTCTTATTCAACCGATAATCAAATGTTAGGCTATTCAGCTACCAACTTTATCGGGCAAGAATTGGACTATATATTTAGTTCTCATTGTTTGGAGCATTTAAATGATTGGGTTGGAGTGCTTGATTATTGGACTTCAAAACTAAAGTCAGGCGGTTTAATGTTTCTGTATTTACCTGACTGCGATCAACAGGAATACTGGAGGCCAATGAATAACCGAAAGCACGTTAATTGGCTTACTCCGAAAATGCTTGAAGATTACTATTTAATGAGAGGATTTAAAAACATATTCGTTACTGGGCATGATCTTAATTTTAGTTTTTACGCCATAGCAACCAAATCATGAAACACACCGGACAAAAAGAATTCTGGAATAAAGTAGATGCAGGACTATGGGAGCCTGAAACATTTGAAGTATTAAAAAAGTACTGCAAATCAGGCCAGATATTCATTGATATTGGAGCATGGAATGGAGTATGCTCATTGTTCGCATCTGAATTAGGTTCTGTTTGCTATGCCATTGAGCCAGATACCGAAGCAAGAAAGTTGCTTTTAAAGAATGTTAATCTAAATGATGGGTGTATTCATGTTATTCCTACTTGCATTTCAGGGCATAATGGGGTAGTTATGCTAAATACCCAATATCAAAACGGATTCGGAAATTCAATGAGTTCAATATTACATAGGGGTTTAGTTGCTGAATCAGAAAAAGTAGATAGCATGACTTTAGAACACTTCATTGAACAGGAAGAAATTCAAATGCAAAATGTCTGCCTGGTTAAGATTGACATTGAGGGTGGTGAAATAGAACTTATTAAGCAAGCTGAATCATTCCTAATGGAACATAAGCCAACTGTTTACCTATCACTTCATCCTGCATGGTTCCCTAATCTTGATGGTGATACTAATGAGATTGCTGATGTACTATTCAGAATCTACAGGATATATGATACGTCTGGCAGAGAGTACGAACGATTGGAATTTTTAGAAGCTGTTAATTCAGGGGTTCATTCATTTATTTTGGAGGCATGAAAATCGGAATCCTGATCACAACTTTTAACAGACCTGAATATTTACTCCAAACTATCGAAAGCCTAAAACGTGCTGATTTACATAATGCTGAAATTCTTATTGTAGACGATTGCAGTACAAACGTTCAAACGATAAAGCAAATAAGAAATTATAATCATATCCGAAATATCAGGAATCTTTCAATAAGACATAGCCTTCAAATTGGGTTTGATAGATTGGTTACAATGGGATGTGATTTGCTTATTAATCTTGATGCTGATGTTATTGTACGGAAAGACTTTTTATCAAAGCTGATTGAACTGCATAACCTATTCCCGGATAGAATAGTTTCAGGATTCAATACATTGACCAAATCGAATAATGGTAAAGTAAGGCATCCAATAATTATATCATGTAATGGTTATGTAACTAAGCGGTCAATCGGTGGCGTAAACATGGCTATGTCAGTTAATACCTATGCAAACATTGTCAAGCCTGCTTTACTTGAATCACAAAGAACACGCGATCATTGGGATAAAATCGCTTGCAGAATATCCAATGAACAAGGCAAGTTGATAATTGTATCAAGCCCATCCGTAATTCAGCATATTGGATTCGATTCAGCAATGGGACATAGGGATAACCCAGATATTGCAGAGGACTTTGTGACAGACTTCAAACAAAAACTTTGCGTATTGCAACATCATGGAATCGGTGATGTTATATTCTGTCAGACATTAGTCAGGTCATTAGGCAATTATGATATTACATGGCCTGTACAATCACAATTCATTGAAGGGTTAAAACGTGCTTATCCTGATATTGAATGGATTCCAGATACTCAAAGCCCTGTTCCGCTTGACATAAAAAGAGATTGCTGGCATGGGGAATATCGGGTTATTCCTATCAGATGGTCTGATCAGATCTTAAAGGTTCCGTATCGTCACGTAATGAAGGCTAAATATGATATGTATCGAATGCCTTTTCAGACCTGGAAGCGGGATGCAATGTGGAAGCGTGATTATGAAAAGGAAAATCAGCTATTCAAACTACTAAATTTAAAACCAAAAGAATACATTTTAAAGAATCTCACTTTCCTGTCAAATTCAAGCCGTAAGATAGATATTCAGATAGATGGGATTGAGATGAAAGAGATACATGGGTTTAGTTTATTTGATTGGGCTAAGGTATTTGAAAACGCTAAAGAGATTCATACAGTCAGTACTTCAATACTTTATATTCTGGATATGCTTGATACTTGCCCTGTCAATGTTTATGTAAGACGACCTATTGAACGAGATCATTCATTTTACAGTTATATTTTTACAGATAAAAAATTCATATATAAATGATAGGGATAGGATTAACAACATTTGGCAATCGGGTAACTCCTGCATTAGAAATGATACGAAAATATTCTGATCGTGATGCAAAGATTGTAACGGTAGCACAAAAAGGCATTTCGGAAGCTAAAAATATGTGTTTAGCTTTATTGGATGATTGTGATGATATATTCCTATTTGATGATGACTGTTACCCTAAATGGCATGGATGGGAAGATCCTTATATGCTTTCTGGATGGATGCACTTGTCTTATACTTTCAATCGTGAAATTATAGAGCGCACTCCTTTAATTACAAAATACGCTTTGCCTTCTGGGTGTATGCTTTATTTACGTAGAGAGGTGTTAGATGTTGTTGGTGGGTTTGATGCGGAGTATAAAGGCTACGGCTATGAGCATGTTGATTTTTCACAAAGGATATTTAATGCCGGGTTAACAGAATATCCATTTGCTGATATTACCAATTCAAATCTATTTATTCATTCAATGGATGAGCATAATGAGGTTAAAACATGCGTACCTAATGATATTCGAGCAAGGAATATTCCTTTAAATAGGGCAAGATTAGAGGCGAATAAAGAAAGTGTTCAATTTATGCCGTATAAATGATTGTTCAGATTTCTATATGAATATCAGATATATTACGCCATTTTCTCTTGACTTGAATATTGGTTTTTCATATAATGAGGCTATTTCTGAATTGCCGGACGACTGTTATATCGTACTCCGTGACTACGACACCTTACTATTCCCTAAAGCATGCAACCATATTGCAGATATTATCAAAGCAAATCCAGATTTTGAGTTAGTCACTTGTTTAACCAATCGAATCGGGGTTCACTTGCATTGTGTTCAGGATATGTTCAATGAAGATTCAATATTAGCACACCAAAATAAAGCCTCAGAATTATGGGATAGATTCGGTACTGAAATAATGGAAACGGGTATAGCTCCTGGGCTTTGCATGATATTCCATAAGTCACTATGGGAACGAATCGGAGGATTTAAAGAGAATTCAATCACATTTGACAGGGAGTTTAGCAGGGATGCTAAACGTTCTGGCGCAAGGATTGGGCTTGCAAAAGGGCTTTATGTATTTCATTTATACCGTTACCCTCATAAAAATGCAAAAATTTATACTCAGCATTTGTTGAAATAGAAAAAAGTAGTATATTAGTATAATGTTAAACCTAAAAACAAGCAAGATGAAAAAACTATTGGGACTAGTCCTGATTCTTTGCTCGTTAATGGCAATTTCAACATACTCATACGCACTTGATAAGTCAAGCGTTGAGCATAGTGTTTATAAACAGGATATATCATTTATTGGTATTCTTGATGCTTTCACTCCGTCAGTATCGCCTGTTTATGGTAAACCTGTAATGGTTCACTCTGCAAATGTAAGTTTATCAAAGTATGTAAATGTTGTAATGCCAGTAGCGAACTCGCCACCTAACGATCTTTATAGGCGGAGTTTATAAGAAATCAGAAAGGAAAAGCTAACTATATCAGTTAGCTTTTTTTATTTAAACTATTTGTATATTTGAATATGTTTGAAATTGAAGTAATATACGAAGGTATAGAGCCAGTATCGCTAAGTGATGTAAAGGATTTCTGCCGATTAGATTCAGATAGTAGCGATAACGATA